GCGTAACACCTAAACCTAAGTTACCAGCACTATCAATACGGGCACGTTCTGTGTTAAGCGTAAAAAACGACATTACGTTTGAAGAGCTGTATCCGATGTATCCGCTGTTTGTATCTGACTGACCGTTAGCTGTTAACTGAAGATACGCAATCGTGCTTCCAGAGCCAGACTCAAATTTAGCTACAGTGTTTGCACCAGACCCAGCAAAAGCATGAAGTCTTTGCCCCGGACTCGTAGTCCCCACCCCCAAATTCCCACTAGCATCAAGCGTCATTGCTTGGGTGAAGGTGATGACGCCCGTTCCGTTTGGCGCGTTTAACCAGCGATGTTGCCCAGAAGTTTGAAAATAGGCTGTGGCCGCGTTAGATGTTCCAAGCAAATAGTTGTAGTTTGTTCCGTCATAATATGCGTTGCTTGACAGAATTGTCGTGCCTGATGTGGCACTAGCCCAGAATGCTCCAGCGGCTCCAACCTGAATTGCTTTGTAATTGGTTGTCCAAGCACTAGGCGTAACACCCAAGCCAACGTTCTGGCTGGTGTTGATGGTCACCGCTGTCGTTGCAGTGCCGCCCGCAGTAGTTGTCTGTAAGGCAAGGATGCCGTCGTTGCTACCGGATGTCTTCAGCCCAGCCGAGCCGCTGCTTACGCCGTTGTCAGAAAGAATGATTGCGGGCATTATTTAGCCTCCGGGTGTTTGAGCTGCAGCAACTTGTGCGTTGTATGCGTCAATGACTTCGGTAGTCCACGCTGCGTTGCAAATTGCAACCACATTGGCTGGTTGACCTGTCAGGTCTTGGCCCGGTGTCAATGAAGTGCGGTGGTAGGTTTGGCTAATCTGGTTGCCGTCTTCCATGATGCGTGTTGCTTCACGGTAAAGAACGATGCCGTTCTCGGTGACGGTGATCTGATCGACTGTGGTGGTTTTGGTGAGTGACATTTTTGTTTCCTTTGTGTCTGGTCAAACTATTCTGGTCTGACTATTGGTTAAGCAACTTCGTAAGAGCCGGTAATCATGATGGATCCAGTTGAATCCAATGGAACAGTTGCGGCATTGCCTCCTCCTGTCACATATTGCGTGAGCAATATTCGGCTGTCATTAATTGGCACATAGCTTTGAATAACATTGTTTGCGCTCAAACTAACTGATCCGTCCATGTAGGTTACAAATGGGTTGTAGGCATAAGTTGTGTTAATTGCAGTAAATGGAAGACCGCCAAACCCAAGCGCACCGCTTGCCCCAGATAAGTTGTTCCAATCAACCCATACTTGAATAAAACAACGGTTACCAATTTTGGTGTATCTGCCAGCCCTGCCGTTGTAAGTTCCAGTTCCTGGCGTTGAAAATCCCAATACGGTTGGCGTAAAAGTCCCCTCTTCATAATCATCCAGCGTGTTTGCGTCAGATGATGCTGATTGAGTTGCGGGGAATGTGATGCCTGTGCCAGTTTTAACAGTAGCTCCGGGAAGCGCCCATGAACTGCCATCCTTGGCTGTAAACTCAACATTCCCCTGCCCATCAGACAGCACGATGTAGTTGCTTGATGTGCGAATGTCTAAGCCGCCTGAGTTGCCTGAGTAGCTACCAAGGATAGTGTTGTAATAACCAGTTGTCATGGAATACCCAGAGCGGTAGCCAACAAATGTGTTGGCCTGTGCGCTAACTGTTCCATAGTTAGCCGAGTAACCTGCTTGATAACCTAAGTAAGTGCTGTTTGAGTCTTGAACTGCGCTATACCCCGCCTGATAGCCCACGGCTGTGTTGTTGCTTGCTGTGGTGTTTTGGTTGAGAGCGCCATTACCAACAGCAGTGTTGTAGTTACCTGTTGCAGCAGTTCCACTTACAGCGTAAGCGTTGTAGCCCAAAGATGTGTTGTAGCTACCTGTTGTGTTGTTGAAGCCAGCAAAGCTACCTTGGAATACGTTTTGTGTTCCAGTAGTGTTGTTGTATCCAGCTTGGTAACCAACAGCAGTGTTGTAGTTGGCTGTGGTGTTGGCAGACAGAGCATCTTGCCCAATGCCTGTGTTGTATGACCCAGAAGTGTTTGAGTACAGTGAACCTCGACCATGTGCTGCGTTAGCACCACCAGATGTGTTGTAGCGCATAGCCTGAACACCATACGCAGTATTGCTTGCGCCTCCTTGGTTTGAGTTCAGGGCTTGGTAGCCAGTGGCTGTGTTTGTGTCGCCAGTTGTATTAGCCGCCAAAGCACTAACACCAACAGCGGTGTTTGTAGATACTGCGCCAGCGCCTCGGCCTACGGTTAAACCTTGAACCGTAATACCTGCGCTAAAAGTGGCTGCGCCTGTATATGTCTGCGCCCCAGCAAATGTAACGCTTTGATCTGAACCCAAAGTCATCGCCGTGGTTGGCGTAGACCCAGTTTGGAAAACCAATGTGCCCGCAGTGTCAGTTGTGATCCTGAACGCGGTGGTGGTTGTGGTTGATGCGCTGATCGTAGACATTAGATGATCGCCCAGTTTTGGCCGCTGGAAACAGTAACCGTCACGCCGCTAGCCACAGTGATTGGCCCGACAGACAGTGCGTTGAACCCAGTAGGCAGTGTGTAGTTGTTGCTGATGGTCGTCGCGTTGACGAGCAAGCCCATGTTACCTTGAGCGTTGTTTGCACCATAGATCGTTTGGTCGCCCGCGCCCACATATACAGTGCGTCCAGCAGGCTGCGTTACAAACACATCCTTTGTGCCAGACGAGAAGTTGACAAGCGAACCGCTGTTAGAAGACGAGAGCACCGTGTCGCGTGAGAGCGTAGTGCCGCTGGAAGTGTAGGTACCGATACCCACTTCCCACTCGTTCGTGCCTTGACCTGCGATGGTGTAGTAGGTATTGTTGCCGTTGCCAATCGCAGCAAAGGTTTGGAAGCCGGTCGCGGCTCCACCAAGGGTGACGGTGCCCGTACCCGTAGTCGTCGTGGTCTCACGGACACGATCAGCAAGTACGAACGCCATAAATTACACCCCTGTCAAATCATCTTCGTCAAACCAACGTTCTTGCGCGTTGCCGTCAGCATCTGTCCATGCAACCAAGCATTGAACAGTACCGTCTTCCAACATGCGCATTGCCTGAACCGGCCCGGTAGGGGCCACGGTTTTCAGCTGAACGACGTCACCTTTTTTGAACTGCGTTGCCATGATTAGGCCGCATCCAAGCTGAAGGTGTAGGTCACAGTCAATGTGTCACCAGACACAACTGTACGGTCGCCGGGCGATTGGAAATCTGAAGCAGAGAACAGGATACCTGATGTACCTGTGGCAGCGTTACACAAGAACGCGCCAGCCACCACACCGCCGCCGCCGCTGATGGTGAACTGAGAAGGAGCGCCAGAGTTGTCGATCACCGATGGGTCAGCAGTTGTAGCTGTACCAAATGTCACAGCCTTGCGGTTACCAGAGTAGTTGGTGAACTCAGTCCAGCCTGCGTGCGAAGCCAGTGTGTCGCCAGCAGCAATCGTGGTGCCTGAGCCGGGGCCAGTAATCAGGCCCAAGTACCAAGCGGCAGTGTACGAACTACCAGAGAAATACTTGGTGTTCATGTCTTGCAAACCCGTGTTCACCACGAGGTTGTGGGTGCTTTCTTCCCACTTGAGGTTTCCATCGGCATCGTGGCAAACCACTTTGTAAACGCCGCCTGCTTTAGCTTTGTTGTTCAACATTTATTACTCCTTAAGAGATACGGATGATTGCGGCAGTGCTGGTAACAGCGGGGAACTGCACAGTGAAAGTTGTGGTCGATGTTTTATCCGCACCGAAATCCAGCACACAGACCGTTGGGTTACCAGAACCCGACTTGTAGATCAGCGCACCGCGTGCGGTCAAAGCTGAAGTCCATGTAACGTTGGCGAACGACAAATACACCGTGGCAATCCCTGTCTGGTTACCGATTGTAGGTGTCTGCGTAACAGTAAGCGTTTCACCGCCAGCAGTGTAGCCCGTGGCCACAGTCTCGCCGTCAGTTGTATATGCAGTTGTGTCTGGACCAATCGACGCTGCACCGGTGTACAGCGCGATCTTGAATGTGTCCACGTCGAAGTCAAAGTTGCCTTTTGGCAACCCGAGCTTGAATGTGTTTGTTGCGCCTTGCTGGATAGCCATCAGGTCACCGCCTGTCTATATTGACCAGAACGGTATGCGTCCTGACGCTCCATACCATCGCCCAGACGCTTAGCCATTGCAAGTGCTTCGTTGTACTTGGTGTTGTACAACAGCACCATGTCCTGTTCACCCTTCATGAAGGTGTAGGCTTCAACCAAAGAACCGTACAACAGCACAGAATCGAAGTTGTCACCCAACCATGTACGACCATCGGCAGCAGTGGTGATCGACTCGGGGTAGTAGTAATAGTGCAGCTCAACGCTGTAAGCTGCATCAGGTGTGGGGCCCAAGATGAAAGACAACTCATCAGTGATGATGGGTGTCGCATCGTTAGTAGTTGTGGGGCCAAACAAAGCGTAGTACCGAGGAATCGACGTATCTGTCGGCTGTGGGTACGCTTGACGAATGAAGTTCACATCCTTGTTCAACAAATACTCATACGCACCGGTGGCGTCAATGACCGCTAAAGAATAGACAGCCAAGAAGTCGCTGGGTGCAGACAAGTATTTGTTGTTGAGGGATGTGGTACCGGTGACGTTCTTACGCAACGATGGAAACTGCACCGTGTTGAAGATGCGCTGTTCCGCCTGCTTGATGAAAGTGTTGATCTGCGTCTCAGTGGACACAGCACTTCCGTCAGCAAGATAAGTCTCAGGGAACTGGTTTTCCGTGTAAGACTGGATCGAAGCGTAGAGTTCGTCGTAGGTCATTATTAAGCCATGGGTCCGCGAGCGTACAAGCCTTTAGTCGCAGCGCCTGTGCCACGAATCTTGATGCCCGAAGTTTTAGTGGGTTTGTAGTCTTGGCTGCGTGTGTTGGCCACAGACACGTTAGCGTCGCGCATGGTTTTCTTTGCAGGCTCTTCACCCACAACAACCGAAGCGACTTTCTTTGGTGTTTTGTATGTAGCCATGATTAGCCTCCGCGACGACCGGGCGATTTTTGGTTGGCAACCTTTGCCAAACCACGACCCATCTTCAACATGTCAGCGTTGGTCTTACCGCCAGCGCGCATCTTGGTCATAGGCTTACCGGGGTGCATGGCTTTTTCGTGCTTATGCACGGCCTTTGCAGCGGTCTTTTTATCTTGTGCGAGGTCTTTCTTGTCCATGAGGGACTCCTTATGTCGTTGCAATAGTGACTGTACCAATTTCCACGACTAAAGCCAAGTAGTTCGGCGTTAATCCGTCATCATCTAAGCTCGCGCCACCCACAGGGTTCCATCCCCACTGAATGTCTCGACTGCCTTCGCCTTGATAACCTTGAGCGAGAACGTCGGTGCTGTTGCTGTTGATGATCTGAAGTCCGGTTGTACCAGATGTAATGTAGCTGCGATCAGGGCGTGGGTTGCGCAAACCTTGTGGGTCATCAACCGGATACATACCCAGTTGAAGTTGCGGTTGGTCTGGGTCCCAGCACTCTGGACAAACCAAGAGTTCATAGTTCTTGGTCTTGATGATCTCGCGTTTGAGCTGCTTCAACTTGAAGCGAGCATCGCAACGATCACACTGCGCAATCGCATACTTCCCGGAAGCAAACCGGTTAGCCATTACATCGCACCTCCGATGTATTGCTGGCGCGGCACGAAGCGAATCGCTGCCTTCTCATGATCTTCATAAGCCGCCAACTCCCAAGCCTCATCGTATTGCTGCTTGAGCATCATCAGGCGCTCGGCGCCCTCTGGAATCTTGCCTGCGATGTAGTACGCCAAACCAGCGGCCATGCAGGGGATGAATCGGAAAGGCACGTCCATCACGTTCACACCACCGCCCGCATCTTGGGTGCGGCGCAAACGCCAGTAAACGAACTGATAGCTCTGGGCTGCATCAGGTGTGGGCCACACAGTCACGGCTGGCAAGCTCTGCACAGATACAGGGGCTGCGGCTAGGTGAATGGCGGCGGTTGTACCGTTCTGGCCACGGAAGCAAGAAATCAGGTCGTTACCGCTGATTGAGGTGTAGTTGATGGTCTCGCTACCGATTTTCACAAAACCCGCTGCTGGCATGCCCAGAGTGGATGTCAGGGGGATAGTTGAGTCTGTAGCCGAAATGCCAGACGCAAGAGTCGTGATTGCCGCTGCCGTTTGACCATCAAGGCGTTGTACCCAAACCTGAATCGGACGAGCTTGCTGAAGTTTGTTTGGGAGAGTCGCATAGGTCGAAACGCTGATGCGGGTAATTGTCAGGTCGGCTTGGTTGGATTGCTGCCCCGCTTGTGTGCGGATGACATGCTCCAACAAGTCAACGGTATCGTTGGGGAGCGCATAGGTGCTCTGCCCCTGAACAAGATCAATCTGACCCTGCTCGATTGTCCACATGTTGATGCCGCGGTTAGCCCAGTCGGCGAACATGATGTTGAGGCTACGACGCGCTGTACGCAAGTCATAACCAGAGCGCAGCTCACGACCGGCGCGCTCAAACGCTTCCTCGACCAGCTCGGCTAGGTCAAGGTTAAATGCTGCGGTACCGGATGTGATTGCCATTATCTGAACCTCGATGTTTTCTTGGCGATAGTCTTAGGTTGAGCTACGAACTGCTTCCCGGCTTTTTTGCCAGCGCGTTTTGCACGCGTTGTCGCAGCGTACTCAGCAGGGCTGAGGCTTTTGATCGCAGCTTCTGGAAGGTATCTTTCACCTGTTTTGCTAGACGGTTTTCCACTTTTGGTCCTCCATTTCTGGTCGCCCCAATTTTTAAGCGATTGTTGCGGCGCTTTCATGTCAGTCTCTGTAGCCACCACCAGCAGCTTTGTACTTCTTGGCCACCAATTGTGCCTTACGCGCAGACCATTGACCAGCTTTTGTGCCGTGCGTAGCAGCGGCTTTCACTTGAGCAACGATCTTTTTGCGCAGGCTTGGCTTGGTGTAGTTGCCAGCTTCGTTCACACTGCCGCCTTCGGCGTAGTAGTCAACGTCGTTCGGGTTATCCTTGCGGTGGATAACCTTCTTCTCAGGCATCTTGGAGGGGCGGATTGCGCCCATCCCACGGCTCGCCATCATCAGTACATCTTTCCGCGGGTTTTACCCTTGGAGCAGCAGCCGTCAGCGCGAGCTGAAGCAGTACCGCCTTTGGCCTTTTTGTCAACCTTGATGCCCTCACCCAGTTGCTCAGGCATGCCCTTTTTAGAAGGCTTTGGGTTGCGTGGGGCCATCTCTGGGTCCATGGGCGGTTGGCCCATTTCGGCTGTGTAAACTTTGTCTTTTGCCATGGTTGACCTCAATAAATTTTGGCTTTACGAGCACCGCGCGCGGCACCCCAGCCTTTGACGGAACCGCCTTTTTTGTAGCCGCCCAAAGACACAGCTTCGTCGGCTTCCTTTTGGCGCAGACGTTTAGCTTTGTTGGCAGCCACGGCACGTTCACCTTCTTGCATACGCAAAGCAGTATCGCGAGCAACAATCTGGCGCTCCATGCGTCGTGCTTCTTCTGCTTTAGCAGGGTCCATACGAGTCATAGACATGCCAGCGTTGGGGGCTGGACGAGGACGAGGTGTAGCACTGGGTGCTACCTTTCCAACGCCATAACCCTCACGACGCCCTTCGTTGCCATAGTCAGCGCCTTCTGACGCCGCACCCGAGCCAGCTTCAATGAAGTCTCCACCGGTGTCAGGGGTAGCAGAAGAAGCGGTCGGCATAGCTGGCGCTGAGCCACTACCCTCTTTATCGCGAGACGCCAAATAAGCCATACCCGCCAACGTGGCGAGACCAGCTAAGTCTTTTTTACGTGCCATGATCGGCTCCTTTATTTAGCTCAGCACTTGGCCTTGCCGCCCTTTTTCATACCCAGTGGCTTGCTGCCAGTCATTTTGACTTGGGTGCCTTTGGTTTTGCCTTTAGCAGCCAAGCCGTCACGGCTAGGAGCTGCGGTGCGAACTGCACCCATTTTGGCTTTAGTGATACCGTTACCAGATGATTTAGCCATGACTTGGCCTCCTTTTGAAAAAAGTTCAGATTTGCCCTGACGTGTCTTGGGCTCGTTTACCTTCTGTAGATCGGCGCGGGATTGGGTGCCTTTGCCAAACTTCAGACCTTTGCTAGCTTCGCTATATTCCTTGGCCACCTTTTGAGGCACACCCGCTTGCTTCGCAAAGTCTGGGTTGTGTGCTGCGGCGTCCATAAAACGCTTTTGTTTACTGCTTACCGCTGGCATGCTTGTTCTCCATAAGGCGATCCAGTTTCTCATCCAAGCGATCAAGCCGGTCCAAGACGCGGTTGATGTCGGCGTGGACTTCGGTTTTTGTGACGTACTCTTTCGCGATCTCTTCGCGGGTACGGTTGAGGAGGATTGTGACTCGACTGAGCTCATCTGATTTTTCCTTCAACACCCAGCTTAAAAGACCCAAGCCAGTCGTCAGTATGATGTTCCAAATGTTGTCCATCTCAACAATTCCATGCTCTCAGGCTCTTGTTAATCCGGCTGTTTGGGTCTTTCGCGGTCTTCGCGGAAGTCAATTTCTTCTTC